CGCTGAACCGTGGGGTAACGATGACGCCTCTTGGTGGCATCAACTCGACCTTGAAATGCAGGAACGCGAGGAACAAGAACGCATTGAAGCCTGCAACAACGCAATAGCAGAACTACAGGAGACAAACGATGCAGAGTGAAACCATTGGCGCATTGGCCGCCGCGCTTGCTAAGGCACAAAGCCAAATCAGTGGGGCGGTGAAGGACGCAGCCAACCCTTTTTTCAAGTCCAAATACGCTGACCTTGAGTCTGTATGGCAAGCCTGCCGCAAGCCACTCACCGACAACAATTTGGCGGTTACGCAAACCAGCCGCTACACGACTGATGGGTTGATGTTGGTCACGACCCTGCTGCATAGCAGTGGCGAATGGATCAGCGGCGAAATGCCGGTACTGACCAAGGACGCTAGCCCGCAGGCGCAAGGCTCTGGCATTACTTACGCACGCCGATATGCGTTGGCGGCCATCGTTGGGGTGTACCAGACCGACGACGACGCCGAGGCCGCACAGGCGCGTGGAATTAAGCCCGACCCCAAGGTGCTTGACCAAATTGCCGCTTGCGACTCCGCAGAGGCTCTCACGGCGTTGTTTAAGTCGTTGCCGGTGGATGGCCGCCAGTTGCACATGGACGCTTTTACGAACCGCAAGAAGGAACTGGCGTGATGGAACAGCGCACCGACGAATGGTTTGCAGCCCGGTTGGGCAAGGTTACCGCCAGCCGCGTGGCTGATGTCGTAGCCAAGACCAAGACCGGGTACTCGGCAAGCCGTGAGAACTACATGGCCGACCTCATTGTGGAACGGCTGACGGGGCAGAAAGCGTCCTCGTTCAGCAACGCCGCGATGGAATGGGGTACCGAGCAGGAGCCTAACGCTAGGGCCGCCTACAGCGCCCGTACAGGCGAGTTGGTTGAGGAGGTGGGATTTATTGACCACCCGGCCATACCGATGTCAGGGGCGTCCCCAGACGGGCTGGTGAACGAGGGTTGCGTGGAGTTTAAGTGTCCCAACACGGCCACCCACCTTGAGTATTTGTTGGCCGGTAAGCCGCCCGAGAAGTACGTCACCCAAATGCAGTGGCAGATGGCGTGTGCCGGGCGTCCGTGGTGCGACTTCGTATCTTACGACCCTCGCCTGTCTGAGCGGCTGCAACTGTTAGTCGTGCGCGTCCCGCGTGATGACGACTACATCAAGATGCTTGAGCAGGAAGTGACCATCTTCTTGCAAGAGTTGGACGACAAACTTAACAAACTGGAAAAGGTGACCCTGTGAACAAGCAGTATGACAACAACAACCGTGGCGTTTTGTTCAAGAACGACCAGAAGGGAAACGAAAAAGCGCCTAACTACAGTGGCTCTGCCGTCATCGACAACATTGACCTCAACATCAGCGCGTGGATTAAGCGCAGCAGGAAGACCGGCAATGCTTTTATGTCGCTTAAGTTTGAGCCGAAGCAAAAGGTGGAGACCCGTCCGCGAGTGATGGACGAGTCGCCGGTTCCTGACTTTGACGACGATATGCCGTTTTAACATGAAAATTACACTCAAAGAACCCTTGCGGGTGTTTATTGGGTACGACAGCCGGGAGGACATTGCATATCGTGTCGCCCGGCAGTCGCTTCTTGACCATTGCAGCGTTAACGTGGAGGTGACTCCAATCAAGATTGATGAAATGCGCGCTGTTGGTCTGTATTGGCGGGACATCGACCCTTTGTCGTCCACTGAGTTTAGTTTTACGCGGTTTTTGACCCCAGCACTGGCGGGGTACAAGGGCTGGGCAGTGTTTTGCGATGGCGACTTTTTGTTTCGCAAAGACCTTGCCGAAGTTATTTTTTACGAGTCCGGGCAGTATGCCGTGCGCGTAGTGCAACACAACTACCGCCCGCCAGAGGCGTACAAGATGGACAACCAAATACAGACCCAGTACCCGCGCAAGAACTGGTCGTCCTTCATGCTGATGAACTGCGGCCACGAAGTTATGAAGGCGCTATCACCGCCTATTGTGAACACTGAAAGCGGTGCGTATTTACATCAATTCAAGTGGCTGCCGGACGAGTTGATTGGACAACTACCGTTAACGTTTAACTACCTTGAGGGCTGGAACCAGCCGGTAGATGAACCCGACCCCGTAGCCGTCCATTTTACCCGTGGCGGCCCGTGGTTTAAGGATTGGGTAGACGTTGAGTATGGACGCGACTGGCTTGAGGTCAGTAAGCGACTATGAAACGAATTTTCCCTATCGGCACGCCTGTTGAGCAGGTGCTAAAGGCTGTTGAGGTCATGTACCGCAACCTGCCTCAGAAACCGTTTGCGGTGACTGTGGAGGTGTGGAAGAAGCCGCGCACCAATCAACAGAATGCGTACCTTTGGGGCGTCGTCTATCCCGCCGTTATTGAGGGCGGTGGCGAGGCGCTGGTCGGTTGGTCACGGGATGACTTGCACGATTACTTTCTGGGTGAGTGCTTTGGATGGGAGACGCTGGAGGGGTTTGGGCGTAAACGACTGCGCCCGCTCAAACGATCCTCCACGCTCAACAAGCAAGAATTCACCGACTACTTGATGTTTATTGAGGCCAAGTGCGCTGATATGGGCATTCTGATACCACAACCTTACGAGGGCGAAACATGACACAGACAGAAATGATCCGCGCTCACCTTCAATCTGGGCGCGACCTATCACCGATTGACGCATTGAACCATTATGGATGTTTTAGGCTTGCGGCACGCATCATTGAATTGCGAAAGGCGGGGCTGGACATTGAAACGGTCACCGAAACCCGCAACGGCAAGAAATACGCCCGTTATGTGTTGCGCGGACAGGCCGAGTTATTCGCGTGAACCTACGCAAGCAAGCCAAGGGGCGAGGCTGCACGGTACGCCTGCCGGGGGTGTGCAACCACAACAGCGAAACCGTAGTGCTTTGTCACGTGCGTTTGTCTGGTATTAGCGGCATGGGTCTTAAAGCCGACGATCTACTGGGAGCGTGGGCGTGTAGCGCGTGCCACGACGCAATCGACCGCAGGGCGCATACTGACCTTGACCGCGACTATGTGCGCCTAGCGCACCTTGAAGGAATGGTTAGAACCATCGCACAACTACGAGCGGAGGACGTCGTATGATGGACGAATGGGAACAAGAATGGGATCGTATGACTCACACTTCAACCGAATACAAAAGAGAGATCCGCGAAATGCGCGAACGTATATATCACTACCTCAAGCGCATTGCGGAACTAGAGGCCGAGGTGCATGAATTGCGTGCAAAGGACAGTCGGTGGGTGCAAGAACCATGAGTTTTTGGGTAGATACGCCGTATGTCACGGCCTACGTCCGTAACGAGTTCCTATACGACCAGCAAAGCGGTCATGGTGAGTTTACCGAATGTACCGTGTTTGGATTCCGAAGTGAGCCAATGCGCGCACCGATGTTTCAGATTATGACGGCCTCTGGGGCGCAGTGGGCGCGCATCCCTATCCACGCCTTATGTTCTAAGCCATGCCCTGCCATAAGCCTTCAGGTTGCGTGCTGGTGGGACTCATTCAGCCGGTTCTGTGAGGTGCGCGAGGTGCAGTTCCTGCGTAACCACCGGGTACAGGCTATTGGACGCGATGGCGTCAAGCGCCCGGGCGTGTACCTGTTCACCGTGTTCTGGGCCAACGGCGGTTGGTCAGAAATCAGCGACCAAAGCAAGGATCATCACATTATCGTTTTAGACAACGGCCAATGGATTGCGTACCCCAACAACAGGTTGTTGTGGGTAGACCCGTCTTGGATTAACGGAGACGTTCCAAGGGATTGGAAGTCACCATCAACGTCCTACAGCGTGGAGGCCATGCCGTGAAACGACTTATAAACGCATTAGAACGGTTTTTAACCCGTTACAGTACGTATGACTGGAGGCACGTACCGCCGCCCGAATGGGCTGCCAAGCGTTCTGGCGTAGAGATTTGGTGAGGGGTCGTCTAAAGGCAGGACACGGGATTTTGATTCCTGTTATCTAGGTTCGACTCCTAGCCCCTCAGCCATATACAGCGCACGTTCGTCTCGACGTCGCTTGACAAGGCCGGGAAGCACGCGCCCACCGGCCTTTGTCCACTTTAGGAATTCGTCAGCCGCTTCCTCAAACTCGCCACGGTTGGTCTTCATCCGCAACCCAGAGCGCTGCAGGCTGCCCAGTCCTACATTGAAAGCAAAGGAAACGAGAGCGTCAAACCGGCCTTGATGACCAAGAGCAGCAGGGCAAAGTCGGGCCACGCCGCGCTCAAACCGGCCAAGGTCTTGAGCAAGGATAGCGTCCACCTCTCCCATCGTGAGGGTGCGATCCCAGCCGTCGGGTATCTGTAAATTTCGTCGCTCCTCATACTTCACCGCCGCATGGGTCGGATCGATCACATGGCCGCACCCCACCGTCCACAACAGCGCCGGACAACGGTAAGGCTTAGTCCTCACCCCTTCGTGGCTCTTGATCATTTCGATGGCTGCGGCGCTGACTTTCACTTCTTGCCAAAAGCCTGTGTCCCGAACCAAAAGGCAATTATGCTGCTAAGGATCAGCATTTCGTCATCCGAAAACACTTCGGCCATTGCAGCCGCAAACGGCACCCCTTGATGCCATGCGTACCACACCCCGGCAATGTT